GTTTGGCATCTGATGCCGACGTACTATTCGGCATTCTTCCTACCCCAGAATTAATCTGGAACTTGACGCCCTGGAGCTGGGCCATCGATTGGTTCACGAATACCGGAGATGTTATCTCTAACATGTCCGATTACGCGACCAATGGTCTGGTCTTGCGTTATGGGTACATGACTGAGAAATCAGTCACTAAATGGACCTATAACTTGACGAGATCTGGACTTAAGTCCAAATTACCGTCAACGGTTCCTCCACTCACTCTCGTAAGAGAGACGACGAAGAGGATTCCGGCAAGCCCCTTTGGATTTGGGCTTTCCTGGGATGGTTTCTCTCCATTCCAGGCGTCCATATTGGCTGCGTTGGGGATCTCCCGGCGCGGCTAAGCAGTATATCACTGCTAAACCACCAAACCGAGCATGATGCTCGGAGTTAGGAGCAACGCTATGGCGTTCGCCGATCCACAGTCCATCACCATTTCAGGAAACGCAATCAGCCTTCCTAGAGTTGAATCTGGGAAGAATGAGAGCGTCTATCTGAGTGCTGACGGACGAGTCAAGCTCGCCGCTTCAACCGCCTACGGGCGGAGGACTCGGCGTGTCTTGAGGGTCGACCATTCGAAGATTGCCGCGGATCCGTTTATTCCGGCACAGAATGTCGAACTCGGGATGAGTAACTATCTCGTTTTCGACACTCCTGCTGTCGGGTACTCGGCTACCGAGGCTCTCGCTGTCTACGCGGGCTTTAAGGCCGCGTTTTCGGCGTCTTCGGACCTGCTCATCACCAAGCTTCTTGGCGGTGAGTCTTAAGGTCAAACGGCGTGGCGACCGCTTCAACACGGTTTATCGAACCGTGCGGAAGCTGGTGAAACTGGTGACGCTCATGGTTGAGCTTCTCCGGTGACACTGCCACGTTCGTTTGATCCAGGGTCTCCAATCCGTTTTTAACTCCTTTTGGGTGCGCAGCTTTGCGACCCAATACGAGTTTCGGATTGGTCGATGGGTTGGGTTCCTGCAGAAGCATTAAGCTGATGCAGGGCCCAGCTCGCGAACATCATGGCTAAGGATAAGACACCCCCTATTAAGGAGGGCTTATGAAAAGCCTGATGTTGCTCTGGAAATGGGTAGCCTATGAGTCGGCTACCTGGTGTAACACTAGCGCCACCCGTGACTATAAAACAGTCACGTCACGGTGCGAACACGAGGGGTTATCATTTTTAACGATAACCCTACCCAATTTCGGAAAAGACTTCGAAAAAAGTCTTGACTGGAAGAGGGTCGATCACAGTTCGTTCACAGGTTTTGAGCGAACGAAAGGTCTCCCCCGATTTCTCGGAGGTTTCCTTGATCGTGTGTTCGACCGCGATAGTGGTGTCCTGCTGGAATATCCAGACAAGCGTGCAATTCAGGCCGTTCGTCAGCTGACGCTGATGTTCGGCAAGATTGCGCTCCCGTGCACGGATGCCCGTGAGCGTAATGCTATGTCCGGATATGTCCAGTGTGAGAAGGAGGTCAGAGAGGCTGACGCCAACTTGTCATCTGCAAACGTTGCAGATTTCAGGCGGGTAGCGTCTCTTTTGTTCCGGGAGGCCTTTACCGAAGTGGATCGCAAGATCTACTATGGTGAAGTAGTCCCGAAACACGGCCCAGGCTCAACGGCGGATAGATTGCGAGGAAACGCAAAATACCGTCTTAGAACCTGGACTGATCGTCTGGAGGAGGTCTTCCCAGGTCGGGAATTCCTACTCTGTAACTGGTCATTTTATGACGAGTCAGACGATATTGACCACCTCGAACCCGGTTCTGAGATTCCCGTTAAGGTAATCTCAGTTCCTAAGACGCAGAAGACACCTAGGATTATCGCAATGGAGCCGACTGCTATGCAATATGCACAGCAAGGGCTCCTTGAGATTCTCCTAGAGGCCCTGGGAGCTACTAAAGTGAATCATAATTCACCAAGGTTTCTTCCAGAGTTCCTCGGATTCCTGGACCAAACGCCTAACCAGCGCATGGCTCAGGAGGGATCTCTTTCGGGAGATCTAGCCACGCTCGACATGAGCGAGGCATCCGATCGTGTCTCAAATCAGC